TACAGGCGGATATTTAGAGTACGGCGGTAACGCAAGGCTTGTCACCTTGCACAAAGGCGACAATGCAAACCTTCATGTGCCCTTTGACTCTAAGGTGGGATCCGGCGTTAAGTTGTGGGCCTACCCAGGGTGTGACGGCAACCCTGAAACCTGCAAAAGTCGCTTTAACAACTTTGACAACTTTTTAGGCATGCCCATGATCCCAAGTCACAACCCGGTCCTATGGGGGTTTACAGGAAGATGAAACCTATATCCTACTTTGCAGACGGAAAAACCTGGACCCGGTACAAAAAAATCCTTTTCTCGTGGATCGGCACACCTTACCGCCACTTGACCATGGTCAAAGGCCGGGGTGCCGACTGCACCTTGTTTATCGCAGCAGTGTTGATCGAGGCCAAGGTGATGTCCAGGATCGAGTACGACTACTACCCGAAAGATTGGCACATCCACACAACCGAGGAAAAGGTGTTGGACGGGTTTTTTCGTCACATGACGACCGGGTGCTTCCCTGGGTTTACCTTTGCCAGACTTGACACTGGCCATCCAAAGCACCGGGGTGACATCCTCACCTTTTCAACCACCAGCACGGGCGTTAGCAACCACGCCGGTGTGTATTTAGGAGATGACAAAATGATCCACAGCATAGAGCAACGCGGGGTCTCGGTGATCCCGTGTGGTAATTTTTTTACAAACAAAATGACCGGGATATTCCGGTTGATACGAGAGGGGTCATAATGGCGGCAGCAGTATATGTTGTGGGCATGCTCGTTGTAAGCGCCTTGGCCATATGGGTGATGTCAGGAAAAACAGTGCAGGCATCGGACATGAGCCCTGCGAGCCTTGACAGCTTCCAGATAACCCGGTGCGAAGAGGGCTCTGTGGTCACCCTTCATTTTGGCAAACGCCGGGTTACCGGCAACATATTGTGGTACGGCAACCTCCAATCAGAAGAGGTAAGGTCTGAAAGCCCAGGGGGCAAAGGAGGAGGTGGAGGCGGGGATGTTGTCACAGGGTACAAGTATTACTTAGACCTTTGGATCTCCATATGCCGTGGGCCTTGCCAAATCGAGAAAATCTACGTTAACGATGAACCAGCCACACTTGATAGGCTTGGTCAATACACCTTTAACAACGGCACACAAGACACCTATCCTGTTGAACCAGGCCCCTTTGCCAATCGTCTGGCCGGTGTATCGCACATCTTTTTAAAACGATTTTTCATAGGCGAGAACACCACTCACGTGCCCACCATCCACTTTGTCGTAACCCGGCAAAGCTCAAGCCCTGTAGACCACACGCTCTTACCAAACGGCGTGAACCCGGCAACGGTAATATACGAGTTGTTAAAAGAGGGAGGGGCCAGAACTACAGATATTGATAAACCAAGCTTTAACAAGGCGGCCGCCTACTGGAAAAAAAGAGGATACGGCATCAACATCACATGGTCAGCCCAGCAAGAGGTGAGAGAGGCCATACAAAAGATATTTACCTATGTGGATGGTTGTTTGTCGGTGAACGACCGCAACGCTTTTGTCCTCACTGCCTTTGACCCGGATGAAAAAGAGGCCGCAACTATCAAGACCCAAGATTTTCTTGATTTTCATTTTACTAGAAAAAGCTGGACCGGCACTGACAACGATTTTAGAGCCAAGTACACAGACGAGGAGAAAGATTTTACAGAGCGTGTGGTCAGGTGCATCAACCCGGCAAACATCCGTTTGCAAAACCACCGGAAACAAAAAACCGTGAATCTCACAGCCTTTAGAGATAAAGCAACCGCTTCAAAACGTATATGGGAGATCATGAAGTCCTTGAGCTACCCCCATGCAATGATCAAGTTTGAGACCACTTTAAAGTTTGGCATGCTTACCCAAGGTCAGGTGATAAAAATAGTCCATGAAGACTACGGCATAAAGTCTGCGTATTTTCGCATCATCACCCGGCAAATGCCTGAACACAACGAAAACAAGATGTCGTTTGAAGCCATTCAGATGACAGAAAAACTCTTTGACTTTGCCTATCAGGTGGGCGGTGGTAACCAGTGGGAACGGCCCAGGTATGAGCCCAAACCATTAATCGTCAACCAGGTCTTTGAGCTGCCCTATAACTCAACCACCGGCCACGAACCAGCCTTTTTACTCCTTGCGGCCCGCCGGGGCATCGAGGATAAGTTCTCAACCCTTGTCAGTATCACCGGTGCAGACTTCACTTTGGCTGGAAATTTTACAACCTTTTCCCAATACGGGGTATTAGATGAGACATATTCAGCCGACACATTAACAATCGACGATGAAACAGGCATCACCTTTACCCCGGTCCGAGACGATCCGCAGTTTACCACCATAAGCCGGGCCGCCCTTTTCTCAGGCTCCCGGGTGGCCGTGATCAATAACGAACTCATAGCCTTTGAAAAAGTTGTGCCGGTTGAACAAAAAAGCTTTAAGCTCACAGGGTGCGTCCGGGGTGTTTTAAACACCAAGATCCAACCACACAGGAAAGGCTCTCCAATCTGGCTCACCCGTCTTGACAACAACGTGTTAACAGGAGTTACAGCAAAGAACTTTTACGTAAAATTTGTACCCCACCTTCTTGGCGCATCCTTGGACCCGGCACAAGCTGTCGCCGTGCATGTGGTATCGGAAAACCGGGCCATGATACCCTGGGCCCCGGCCAGAATAAAGGCTGTGCGCACAGGCCCTGACACGGTTGTCACATGGTGGCCGGTGAACCAGGATCACAATGGCGCAGGCGCAAAAGCACCCGGGCAACTAACTGACCAGGAACCCATGCTCTTTGATGGAGACTTCCAGATCAAGACCAGTCACCACGGCAATCCCCACGGCAAGGTTGCACCAGGCACAACCGAGACCATTACGGCTACCGGTCAATACGAGCTGTCCGTGCAGTCCCGGCGCACTGGATTTGTAAGTCCATGGAGCACCATAACCGTGGGTGCGCAAGATGGGACCTATATCGGTCCCAATGTACTCAATCCCACGGGCCTTGAAAGACTTACGTATAACCAGCAAGGGTGGAACCAGGTTCTTGCCGACAACATGAGAAGACTCAATGACGAATTGTTAAAGGTTAAGGGTTTGACTGATGTGGAGTTGACCAGCCTGGCTGATGCCGATGTGCTCCAATGGGATAACGCTAAGAAAAAATTTGTAAACGTGCAGCGGTCAACCATCTGGCCTTAAAAGGAAAAAACCATGACGATAATGTGGCCCTCAAAACTTGAACTGGCGGATTACAATCTTCCAGGCTGGCAGGCAATTTACAACACCAACATGGAGCGGTTGAACCTGTTGCTTTTGAAACTGCAAGCCTTGCAGGACGTGAACACTTACGGCCATGAAATGGAGGACGGGGACCTTATCCAGTGGTGGGAACCAACAAAAAAATGGAGAGTGAGAAAAACTAATGGCTGAGATCTTATCACCAAGTTTGCTAAGAGCCGTGTCCACCGGCCAAACCTACTGGCATGATCACATGCACATAAACTTTACCAGGTTAAACGATTTGCTGCTTAATCTGTCCGCCCTGGGCGATGTGGATACGGCCGGGATCAAGGATGGGGATTTGCTTACATATAATGAGGTGTCCGGCAAGTGGGTGGCCTGGACCCCACCGGATTGAAAATCAAGAGGGAGTATAATGACTGAACACACATGCCGTCACGAGTCAGACCTTGGAGAGATCAAGTCGAGCATTGAACACATTCTCAAACGCCAAGAGGCTATAGACGTTAAACTTGGCAAACTCTTTAAGATCCTGGAAGGCAACGGGGAAAACGGCATTGTAACCCGCATGGCCCTAGTCGAGGCTACCATCGCCAGCATTCCGAGCCCCGGGGTGCTAAAAGCCTATGCCTTTATCTGCGGTGGATGCGCCGTGGCCCTGGCTCCTGTGTGCGTGACTGTCGTCAAGCTGGTTGGCTTATAAAGGAGCGTAAAATGACACCAGTAATCGAAATAATCCGGCTGGAAGAAAACTCGGACTATGGCACTTTCGGTGTGCTCAAGATCAACAAGGCTGTGTTTTGTGTGACCTTGGAACCCGCGGACCGTCTCAACCACCCCAATGTATCGAGTATCCCGGCCCAGCAGTACATGTGTAACCGGATAGACTCGCCGAAATACGGCGACACATTCGAGGTATCCAACGTGCCGGACCGGGAGCACATTCTTTTTCATGCTGGCAACGTGGTGGACAACACTAAAGGATGCATTTTGCTCGGGCAATACTTTGGTAAGCTTCAGGGAGATCGCGCAGTGCTGAACTCTGGAGCTACGTTTAAAGAGTTTATGAAACGTATAGGTGACGCTGAGCAGTTCCATCTTACCATCAGCCAAAGGTATTGATTTTATTCAAAGCGACGAAATTCGTCGATTTAAAATCAAAACTACGAATTTCGTAGCTTTTTGTAAAATCAGGTAGTTAGAGAGGTTTAAAAATGAAATGGAAAGAAGTAGGCAACACCGTGAAAAAGGTGGCGCCCATGCTCGGCACGGTCTTAGGTGGCCCTGTCGGAGGTGCCGTGGGCGGAGCTGTGTCCATGCTGATGTCCGCCTTTGGCATTAACTCAGAGGGCGATCCTGATCCCGGTGAGGTCCTCTCTCGAATCCAGATGGACCCAGAGTGGCGGGTGAAGTTAAGGCAGATCGAATCTGACAACCAGGTAGCCTTACAGCAACTGGTGATCGAGCAAGAACGGATCTATCTCCAAGATCGTCAAAGCGCCAGACTGGCCGACGTGGAAAAGACCAAGGCCACAGGATCGAGGGATTACAATCTGTATATCCTTGCCTGGGTTATAGTTGTTGGATTCTTTGGCTTGGTGGGATTGCTGATATTTAGGCAGATACCCGACACCAACGAAATGGCTAAGGTTGCCCTGCCCATGCTGTTCGGAGCGATGATATCAGGGTTTAAGGATGTGCTTGGGTATTTTTTTGGTACGTCTAAATCCAGCAGGGAGAAGACTCAACTACTCACGAGAAAACCGTAATAAATAAACTCATACCACACACTGATCGGAACGCACAAGGAGCAGCCCATGAACAGTCCGTTAGCCTATATCGGAGGTAAATCCAGACTATCCAAAACCATCATTGACATGATTCCGGGACACGACGCCTATTGTGAGGTATTTGCAGGTGCGGCCTGGATCTTTTTTAGAAAGGAACCATCCAAGTACGAAACCATCAACGACATCGACAATGACCTGGTGACCTTTTACCGGGTACTGCAAAACCACCTTGAAGAGTTTTTGCGCCAGTTCAAGTGGTTATTATCGTCTCGTCAATGGTTCGAGGATTGGAAACGGCAACAAGAAGCCGGTGGCTTGACCGATATCCAGCGGGCGGCCAGGTACTATTACTTGCAACGCCAATCGTTCAGTGGCCGGGTGTTGGGCCGTAATTTTAGCGTAGACCCACTGCACAGGCCCAGGATCAACTTGTTACGCATCGAGGAAGAACTATCCGGAGTCCACCTTCGTCTTTGCCCCGTGACCATCGAAAACCTACCCTGGCAAGAATTTATATCACGCTATGACCGGGAACGGACGTTTTTTTACCTTGATCCGCCGTATCACAAAAAGCCTTTTTATACCAAAAACCTGAAACTGGAAGACTATGAAGAGATGGCCCGGATCTTGTCAGGGATCAAGGGGAAATTCATTTTGAGCTTGAATGATCATCCGGATATCCGGCGGGTGTTCAAGGGGTTTGAAATCTTGCCGGTGGAGTTGAAGTATACGGCTGGGGTGAACAGACAGGTTCGGGGTAAGGAGTTGTTGATTAGGAATTGAAAGCGGGGTCTAGTGGATTAAAAACCGGCCTGAAACCAGGGGACGGAAGAAACGGGTGCCTTAGCGCATATAGGGTGTGATGTTGGTTTTATTGGGGGTTATTGCGTTTATACTGCGCAAGCTGGTTCCTGTTCAACTCCCTGATTTCTCGTGTTTTTCGATGTCGACACGTCCACACACCGTTTGCGTGTTGATCCCGTCCGACTTGAAACAAGGCAACCCACGGTCCCGCTGGTTTCCCGGACACCTTAGGATCATATCCATATTCATCGATTATCCGTAGCAGCCATCCGGTATGTAACGGAACCGGGTGTTGACCGGATCGGTAGCCGTCAATGGTTTTTAGCGTTAGTTGGAGGAACTCAGCCATCTCTCGGTTCAGCAGTCCCATTTTTTTCTGGATACGCTTGAATTCAGAGGAGGACATTTTTTTTCTATGTATTATGGTTTTAGGTTTCATTTGCGCAACCCCTTTAATTTATTTGATAGGGGTTTCTTAACTCACAAACAAGCTGATATCAAGAGTTAACGGCCGTCAACTAATTATTGAAAGACATAGTTTCCGGTGATATAAAATCCAGCGTTTCATATGCCGTCTGCGGCTCTGCGGTATCGCTCCCATGGCGTGACGCTGGAACTATTGGGGGCTATAACTCCTTAAGGATAGATGTGGTTTAGGGGACTACACCATTAATAAGGGCCGTATCCCCTATCACCTTCATTCCCAACAGTTCGGTTTAAAATTCTCCTTGATTTTTCACGGAAAACGAATAGACTGTTGATTATCTTACCAGTCACACTCCTTTTCTTTATG